CGCATCACCCTGTGAGTTTACAGTGTTTGCGTAGTTAGTTGTTGTAGGAGCATCAGTGAAGTTGTTAAAGAACTCCCAACGACGAGTAATGTCAGTTGTGTAATTAGAAACTGTATTACTTGTGTAATCAGATGTTAGTGTAATTGTGTTGCCTGATAATGTTTTAATCTTACGTTGCTCCTTATCTGGACCAAGTAAAAGAATATCACCAACCACAAATTGTGATTCTGTGTTAGAACTACCAGTTCCATCACCAGCAAGAGTAACAGTTGGACTGTTTTGTGTTGCGTAGTATGATGTTGAAACTGTTGATTGCCATGCATTAGAGTTATGGCAAGCAGAAACTTTAAGTGAGTTTCCTAGTTCGCCAGGATATTTTGCTACCCAATCTCCATGAGTAGAAATACCTGTGCCGTAGGTTTCATTGTAATGATCTTCGTTCTTAATATATGCACCCACTGAACCAGTAGTTGCGTTGTTTGCGCCACTGACTACACGGTTAACATAAAGTGCATTGCCGTATGATAAGAAGTTTGCAGCGGTAAAAAAATCCGATGCGGTATTAGAATTTGGCTTGTTAAAAATGCTTACAAGAGTATCTTCAGAATTGACCAGTGTTCTTTGGTCAATTGGTCCCCAACGGAAATGACCAGCAATAGCACCCTCTGTGGTGCTAACTGCAGGCACAACCGTAGTAAGATCAATCTCGCTTACGTTTACGCCAGGACTGACTTGGAAAGGCATGGTTTATCTCCTTCGATGTAAAGAGTCAATAGTTCAATTTACAGGAATATTTATAATTTTCTGATCTTGAGAACATCGACAATTTTTGTATAGTTTTATATTTATAATATGCTAGTACCAGGACTTTTCACTTGTATCTACCAGTTCGCCTCCACTAAACTCTGGATCATCAGCAAACAGGTTTTCTGTCTCAGGTATTCCATCATCAATAATTCCAAAAGGAGTTAGTTCGTCTAAGAGTTGTTCTTGCGTTTTATCTCTTAGCGTCGCCATCGTATTATTATCTGTATACAACTTAAAAAATTCTTGCCCAGATAACCAAGCAAATAATACCAATCCCATCACCAAGTCATCGTGTTTCCCTGACTCTGCTTCATAAGAAACTCCCTTTCTAGAAAACGTAGAAAGTTCTGAGATGGTATCAAAGTCGTTTATAATCAGTTGGTCTTGCTCGATTAACAACTTGAGTATCGAGCACCCAACAGACTTAACTTGTTTGGTTGTTCGGATACCTTTATCAATAGAAGTGCCCTTCTTACCAAACCCACCTGATATACGTTTACCTGCTCTCCCAGCAGACTCTGTATACAATATGTTCTCGTAATCATAATCGTACAGCAGTAGAGAAGGAACTTGCTCACCAATATCATTTATTTCTACTAACACGATTGAGTCATTATACATCGTGCATACCCTATGTATAATTTCTGTATATTCTACAGGTGTTATCATATTATCTCTAAATGTGCACACCTGATGATATGGCATCTTTGTTACGTCAAAAATATGGAATGCTGAATAGTCCAAACCTTTACCACGTGAGACATCTGCTACACAAACATAGAAACGTTCTTTTTCAGGTTTCTTATACAAACGCAATCCATTGGTTTCCTTCAATGGTGTGCGTCCAACTAATGCTTTGAGTTTACTTCCATCTACAAGTGTGCCTGAGGATCCTAGAAACTCGCACTGGAACTCTTGAGCAAACTTCTGAAGGTCAAAGTCCATTGATGCCAGAGTATCGTTCTTCCATGCCTGATCACGACCTGGGACTTCTTCCCACGGCACCTCTACATACTGATAACCATTTGTGCCTTCTTTAGCACCCTCACAAGTTTTATAAAAGTGATTCAAACCGTTAGGAGTAGAAGTCAATAGAATCTTAGTTGTAGTACCTGAAGAAATCGTAGGGAAAACAGAAGCAAAGAACTCGTCCCAGTTTTCAACGAACGCTGCCTCATCAATGTATAGAAATGAAACAGACTTACCACGAATCGCACTTGAAGAAGTTGCTGCAGCGATAATCTTACATCCATTCTCAAATTCTACCGAACCTTTGTTCCACTCAATCACACCTTGCTGTATCCACTTAGGCAGTGCTTCGTATGCAATCTTAATACGATCTAGAATTTCTCGTGCACTGTCGCCCTTGTTAGCGAGCAGACCAACCGTCTTATGATCGTTGAATAGAATATAGTGTAGGATAACTGCCACCGCAGTTGTAGTCTTACCTGCCTGACGAGATGTAACAACCGATACACGTCGATTGTTAGTGATCTTATCTATGATTTCTCTTTGATAGTTGTAAAGTTTGATTGGAATAAGTCCATGATCAACGTGAACGATGTTGATGTACTTTTCCGCAAAGTATGCTGGATTCTTAGAACACTTTACAAACTCTCTTAGTTTCTGTTCGTCCCACTCAACGTTAACACGAGCACGTTTGAGATTGACGTTACCAAGATATCCTTTTTCTATTGTGTTTGCCATCAGACTATATTATAATTTGTTGACATACTAATTCTAGGATAATGCGAGTTGTTTTCTTTAACCCAATGCTTTAACCAAGAAGGAAAAAATAAAATTCTACCAACAACTGGTTCATAATGTATTTGATCCCAAGTCAATTCGTTCTTTTCTTCGAACCATTCATAGTTTTCCATTGTTTCTTGTAACAATTTTGGATTTTCAAAAATTATTGGAGAATTTTTATCTGGAGAATTTATATAAATGCAGGAAGAAATAAGAGAAAATGGATGAATATGAGAAAGATTCATATCACGATTTCTATTTATGTTAATCCAAGAATTATCAGATTTGAAAGAAAAATTTTTCTTAATTTTCATATCAGGTTTGATATATAAATTAGCAAGATGTTCTGCAATTTGTATCAATTCCAACAAACCCTCACCAGTATCTTCATACAATTTTATGTTGTCGCTTTGCCAACCACCGTTATTGCTATGAATTTTAGTTGGATATTTTGTTTCAAGATTTAAACATTCGTTTTTTATTTTTTCAAAATCTAAATTCAAATCATAAAACCATATTCTAGTAGGAAACCAATCTTCACTTCTCATCCTCACCCTTCATTATCTTTAGTAAGTCAGCAGTAGAACCAACATATAGATTATTGTTGGTTACATTATTTTCTTCACGTGGATGCTTTTCTTCATCTTGCAGTGCTTTCACCTTCTTTTGAATTTCAAGTAGATCTTTATTTGCGTCAACTAAAGTTTTTGTTAACTGACTTACCACCTCAAAGGCACGAGGATGTTCACTTGCCTTCGCTAATTCTACCAACTGGTCAAGTGCATTAGAACTGGTTTCGATTATACCATAGAGATTACTTCGAGCATATTCGTAGTCTTTACGAATCTCTTTGTTTCTATCTTCCGATTTAGGAATCACAACTTGCCTTTTGCTTTCTTCATCGTTAGTAATCAAGTCGCCCTCTATGTTGAGGATTTCATTCATATTGTCAGTTAGATTTTTCATATTTATTTTATCTGCGATTGGTTGTATATTCCAGTTAAATCAATCGGCATAGATTCAGCATGGCAATATCCATTGCTTTGATGATGAAATCCTGAAATTACATATCTATATTTTTCTTCAAATTCAGTATAGGTGCTATGAAAATATGATCCATGAAAAACTGCGAGAGAATTTTCCTTTCCAGGAATTACATGATATAGTTCCCAATCTTCATCACCCTCAAATTTTTTCCATGGTTTTAGTTCTCCTGTGTGATACTTACCGCCCAACCCAACATCTCTATGATAATGTGGCACTGGGTCAGCAGTTGACACATGAGTGCTGCCTCTAAATTTATAAAATGCAGTTCCCCCATTATATTCATTTAAATATGCTTGACATGATACAGTATGATAATCAGCATGAGGAATCCAACAATTTTCATAAACTCTATCATCTTTATTTGCAATAATAGTACCAAAAGAAAATTTTTGTCTAATAAAAGTATTTTTTGGATACATACTTTCACATATGCTTTTCATAAGAAGAGTGAACGGTTCAATCTGAACGGGATGGAAATACTGCCTACTCCCAGGAACTGTAACAATTCTTTTATAAGCAGGAAATCTTTGCAAATAACTAACTGCTTTATCCAAATCTACAAATACATCTTCACAAGAAACATACCACATATTGGTATTTTCAACTTCAACAATTTTAGGATTTATATTTGGATTAATTTTTAGTGCTTCGTCTCGTTCTTCATGTGTAAAATATAAAAAATCATCTTTTTTCATCAGTGTTCGTGCCTATTCACTCCATCAAAATAATCAAAAGAATCGAAAGCATATCCATAATCAGTGTTAGCAGTAATGCTGGTGTAGATAATACTTGCGGAAGAGTTAGAAGTTGGATTGCCATTTGCTAAAAGACCAGGTGTCAGTACAATTTTCTTATTTGGTCCAACCTCAGTTCCGATAGGATCTGCTGTTCTATTTATTGCCATGTCAATAACAGTTCGTTTGATGACACCCTTGTTCTTTGTTGGACCAAACAAATATCCCTTGACTGTAAAGTTCCAAGTGTATATAATTGCTCTGCGAGTTTGAAAGTCTGCTTCGTAAGTGTCTTCAATCGTTAGTGCGTTTAGAACTGTAGGAATATCGTAGAAGTCTGGAACACTGTTAGACAAACGTAAACTCATTGTCCACTCTGGTCTGAAGTATGGAGCAATCTGCTCTACCACCTGAACAGCATCTTCGTTGTTAGCGAACATTCCGTATAACGACATATTAAAGTTATATGGAACAGGAGTATATTGAGTTGCTACACTGTTAGCATACCGAGTAGCACTTGAACTCTTATTCATTTTATTTAATCCACGCTCTGGTGCATAGACCATATCCGTCATCTCAAACGCAAGACGTGGCAACTGAATCGCAGTTGTTTGATTTAAACCAGGATCCATGTTCAAACGTGCTAAGAATTTTTCCTTTGGACCATAGGCAATTGGAACTCGTATCTGCTGCAGTGGAGTGTTAGAAGAATCAAAACGTACCACATCAATGTCGTTGAACATACGTCCAAACATTATAATGTATCTACGAATAGTTTGATTGTAAAAGAAATCTGCCATTATAGTTCACCGAATGGGTTTGATTCAGTCCAGTCAATAAAGTTTAGTCCACTTCCGTCAGTTGTTCCAGTTGTCTGTGTTGTATAGAACTCGTTATTAGCAATATCGTCTGTATCTTCGATACGATAGTTTTCCTGAACAACACGAGAACCATCTTCCATAGAAAGTATATCACCTGCTTCAGTGGTAACTTGGAATGCCAACATATCGCCAGACTGTGCGGTTTCGATAGCATCGATTGCGGCAACTCCAGTGTCGAGTCTTTCGTGAGAGTACTCGAACAATTCACAGGTGAGATCGTAGGTTTGTAAAGAACCCATCTGATAGAACACTGCCTCGTGCTCTACGAACTTAATCTCGAACAGTTTGTTGTTAAGTGGGAAGTAAATTAGATCGCCTTCGTTTGGACGGTCTGTTGTGCCAACGGTATCAGTTCCGTCTAAGTAAACTTCCTCTGTAAAACGACGACGAGATACAGTCAGCACCATTTGATCACGTATCTCTAAACCAAACTTAGATAGGAAGTCACCGTCTCCCTCAAATCCATCAACAGACTTAACGTACATCTCAACAGGATATGCTGTATCGAACTTAGAGAGCACGTCCTCGCCAAACAATAGATCTTCTTTGACTAAAGTTCTTGGAATGTACAAACACTCAATACCATAGATACGAATAGACTCTATGATAAGATCCTCGATGAGCACCTGCTCCATCGAGTTTGTAAAGTTGTTGAAGTAATGATTAACAGTAGGCATTTAATTACCCAATCATGTCGTAAGTTGGAAGAGAATAAGT